ACTATCATTGTCTATGTTCATAAAAATTATTGGTGCCGACTATCGGATTCGAACTGATGACCTATCGCTTACAAGGCGATTGCACTACCACTGTGCTAAGTCGGCGTATGTGTGTATTTACACGACTGGTCAGCGTGTAAAATTATTTGGTGCTCCGACCCGGAATCGAACCGGGAAGCCGTTAAGCGGCAGATTTTAAGTCTGCTATGTTTACCTATTTCATCATCGGAGCATTATTTCTCTACATTGACTATCATAAAATATGGTGGGCCCACGTGGGATCGAACCACGACTCAAGAAATTATGAGTTTCCTGCTTTACCATTAAGCTATAGGCCCAATGAATGTATTGTACAATAGATTTATCAGTTTGTCAATAGACAATCATAAAACCTGGCAAATTATTTCCAGGTATATGACTAGGTGCGTGGTACTGGAATTTGAATGCCAATTCCTTAAACGGTTTAGTTGCAACAACCAAACCACCAGCATCGGTGATGTCCAATCGTCCCAAGTGTGCTTCACTTTGGTTAACAATGTTGGTCATCATCTTGGAGTACTCTCCAGCCGTCGGGCCCTTGGTCACATAGTTCAATGTGCCAACGCCAAGACTGTAAGTAATAATGTCTGCGGCAGCCTTGAACGGATCTGACTTAAAGCTAGGGTACCCTGCTACCTTTTCTCGCTCCGAATTGTCCGAAGAGATAGCATCATCAGAACCAAGATATAACTTACCATCGGCCGGCATTCCAACAAATTTTAGATTGGCCTTGGGCGTGGGCTTAGATGTCTTGGACCAAGTTGCTGTGAACACAGCCAGAGCGTGTTCCAAGAAGTGCTTGTATTGTGCCTTGGTGCCTTCTTTCCAGGGCCAAACCTGCATACGCTGATGTAGTTCGTCCCAGCTGTTAAATTCTCCAAACTTCTCCACAGCTTCGTTGTACTCAGGAACACCAACTAACGCTGCCGCTCTGATAATCTTATCAACGTTCTTTCCACCTGCACTTGGATGATATCCCTTGAACAATCTGAATAGCTGTTCTTGGCTGTCATCACCTTCAATGCTTTTTTCATAATTGTCCATTAAGTCACTGATACTGCGGAAACTGGTGCCACTGCCTGTTAGACTTTTAACACTGTATTTGTTTTGTCCAACGATAACGTCTACCAATGGAAAGTTACCTTCTTTAGGAAACTCAATTAGTTCCGTACCACTGGCAAACATTAACGGAGCCAGGATTTCACCAAAGTCCACGCTTAGTTGATTACGTGCTCTGTCGCTTAGGTGTTGATTGATTTCCGGAGGTAGTGTTCCACGACCCCCACTGGCTGCAATGTCTAATAGACCTAGTAGAATACTGGTAAGCTCGGGTCGTGTTTTTGTTCGTTCTAGTACAGCCTGTTTAGTTGCTTGTACTAGATTGCTTTTAGTATACTGTTGTCCTGCAAGACCCAGGGTCACAGGAGTAAATTCTTTGATACTTACAGCGACACCACCCTCTTTACCTTGTCCAGAACTGGCCACAACCAATGTATAGATAATAGTGGTTACACGTTGTTGCACTTCAGGATCGACCTGGTGTGCTTTGCCTGTTGGAATCTGCTCAATTGCTTGAGCACTGGTTTGAAAACTTAGAATGTTGCCACGATACTTACTGCTAATAGCAGCCTGTTCTGGCTCGGCAGGTAACGAATCCAAGCCTAGCTGTTTAAAATACGACAGCATTGCCTGCTTTTCTGCACCAAAGATACGTATATAAATCACTGGGCTAGATGACTTCTTTTCCACTTCAAATCTGTAGTCTGGCATTGCCTGGGACAGTTTTTGAGCTAGAATGGCTGTTTCTGCCCTGGTAGCATATCTTGCATCTACAGCAAGTTCGTTAAGTGCGATTTCGTTTATTTTCATTGTAGCGATCATTTAAGGTCCTTTTGTATTTAGTTGGTAACTAGTATGCTTGGTTGTTAACTAGTATGCTCATATTATACCACAAATAGCAAACATCGCCAACCAAATAATCAATTTAAGTTAGGTCTGTTAACACCTACAAGTCTTATATCATATATTGCGATGCAACATAAATACTAGTAGAAACACTAATATGGTTTCTACTTATATAACACTACAAGGATAACACACAATGTTAAAATATGTTGAACAACTCTTACAAAGAGTTTTACACCAACCCACAGGCTTAGAAGCCTTTATTGCTAGTAAAAATCCGCAGAATGCCGGCGACGTTGATTACTGGATGCGAGTTTACCAACACAAAGGAGGTTACTATGGTCTATAAAATTAAATCATTGTTTGCGGCATTGCTTGATGTTGCAGAAAGTCTAGGACAAGCTAGAGCAGCCGCGCATTTGGCTCGCTGTGGCCAATGGCAACTTGCCAAGGAATTGTACCTAAAATGAAATTTATTGATTCGCTACTGATGTTACTAAGCTGGAGCAAAGAAGGATGGGAAGTTCATCCATTGATCACCGACGGTGAATTTGAAGGCTGGATTTAACTAGGCTGCTCCGCCAGTTAATAATTCGATAACAATTTTATCTTTAAATTGTTTGAGTTTGTTTTCAAATAGGTGGCAAGATTCTGCTATCCTATTTACATCGCCTTCCCATAGCAAGTTATGTTGAAGATGGTTTGCCCACGTGGACAAATCATCTTTGTCTTGCTGAATATCTAAAACGTGCTCTTTGGGCCTGGCCACTTTGTAAAGTTGCCATTCTTGCAATAAGTCTTGTCCTCTGGACCTAAAGTCTGTCACAGTGTGATATCTTCCATACCTGCTGTACGAAGTCGAACAATGTGACCTAGTTGCCACTGCTTTGCTTCCAGGCCCTTCATTATACCCAGCCATCGATTGCGTAGTAATGCCACTTCATTGATCAGTGTTTCATAATCAATTACTTCATCTTCGCCGTCAACATACTTTTCAGCGTCGCGACTAGTCAGAGCCCGAGCATAGGCTTCTAAATACTTTTGGAAATGTTTACGTCTAATTTTACGCAACTGTATATTAAGATGGTTGAGCACCGCTTCAATTTCCTGTAATTGGTTGAAGCGATGTTCAGTTACACCCGGCAATTGTGCTAGACTTTTTTCTACAGAGCCAAAAATCTTAACTTCAATTTTGGCTTGATCTAATTCAGCGTTATAATAATCAATGAATCCCGGTAGATTACTAATATCGCCAACTACACGGTTATACCACATAAATTAATCTTCGTAGTCGTAAGGTTCGTCCTCGTCCCCATCTTCAGAGTCGCCCGCGGCATATTCTTCATAGCTACGTTTTAAATAGCCATCAACGCCTGCTAACTCTTTTAGATCTGGATCATTTAATATGTCTACCATAACACTCATTAATGTGTCAGCGGCGCCTTGTCTTTCTTTGACAGGCACGTATTCTTTAAGAACGGTATAACATTCGACTAGTGTATCAATTTCGATGCTCATTATGCGGTTTCCTCTTCGGCTTCTACTTGCGTACTTATGGCTCGAGGATTATCAGTGATATCTTTCATTACGGTGTCTAGACATCCATCATCATTGCGTTCCCAACCTTTGCGGAACTTTTTAATGATTTCGCCTGTGACACAGGTAAAGACCAAACTGTTGCCTTCTTTCTTAAGCAAGTTTTTAGCTTCAAATAAATCAGTTAATCCACTATATGGATTCATACCTGTTTCATATGGAATTTTAACTTGTACGCTTTCAAAAGGTTTAGCATATCGTGTTTTCATAATCTTGCAACTGGCACGAATACCTTTGACTTCGCTGATCTTGTTACCATCCTCATCCTCTTTGAGTTTGAGTTTTTTCATAGCAACAACAATACTGCTGGCATAGATAAAGCCCTGACCACCACTGATCTTGTCATCTGGGTCAAACATATCTTGACTTGCGTATGTGTGGTTAGTACAGACCAATCCTAGGTTTAGGTTACCAAACATATTAACACAATTACGAACCAAGGCTGTCAGTGCTTTGGGCTTACGACCCATATCACCTTTCATATCACCTGCTTCAAATTGATTAACGTCTGTGGGTGTTAGCATCATACCCAATGAGTCTAATACAAACAATACCTTGGGACGCTGGTCTTCTGGAATAGTTTTGTACTCTTTAACAAACTCCGAAATCATTTTAGCAACGTCATCGATCATTGCCATATTCAACTTCAACAGTTTGTCTTCACTAGTATCAACATCCAACGCCTTGAGCCAACCTTCGTCGAGTGCGTTTTCTGTGTCAATTAGGATACAGTAGATGCCCTGTGCTTGTGCGTTCTTGATCAGGTTACCTGAGCAGATATACGATTTACCTGCGCCAGATTCACCGGCAAAAACAGTGACCTTGCCCAAAGGAATACCTTTGTTAAAGTCAGCACTGATTAAATAATTCAGTGCAAAGTTGTTTGTGCTGATCCAATCTGTTGGATCATTAAATCCAAAGCCAATTCCATCAATTGCTTTGGTAATTGTTTTTCTAAATTTACTTACGTCAAATGGTTTTCCCATTATGATACTCCTTATTGAAAAAGATACACAGGTGAGTGGGGTACCAGTTTATCTGTCTGGCCCCAGATTCTCATCTCACCCGTGTACTGTGCCCTTTAGGCTTTTTGACGATTACGAATCATTGCCAGGATATCTTCTGCACGTTGGCTAGAAGCCTTGGCCTGTACTGGAGCAGAAGCTTCAGCTGGTTCAGCATCTTTTGATGCGGCTGCTGGTGCCGCACGTTCAAAAGGGATATCGTCTTCATCTACAGGAGCAGATGCCTTTACAGGAGATGGTGCGGCAGGTGCTGTGGAAGCGGCTGCTTTGTCGGATTGGAAGCCAGCTGGCTTGTAGTATTGACCCCAACGATCTGGATCATAGGGTTCGCCATCAACGCTGGCTTCAAACATTTCTTTAATAACCTTGAGTTCAACGTCTGTTGGCTTCTTGGGCAAGAAATCTGCCAGGTTGTAAAGACCAAACTTCTCAATCGCTTCTGCTTCGTCGGCAGTCAAAGAAGTTTCTTTACGTGCCCACTTACTTGTATTGTAGTCGGCATAGCCACCCTTGCTAGTTTTAGTAACAGTAAAGTCCAAACCAGCATTGTAGTCTGTGGGCATATTTTCCAATTCTGGATCCATTAGAGCCGCTTTGATCAAATTAAAGATCTGTGGACTGATAATGAAACGACGGATTGGATTCTCGGGAGTTTTGTCATCGCTCAATGGATTGTCGTGTACAAAACCTTGGAAAAGATAAGATTTCTTTTTCCAGTACTTACGACCCATATCCTCAAGTTTAGGATCCTTGAACCAGCCACGCACTTCTGCTAGTACCGGGCAAGCCTCTCCCCACATTTCAACGCAAGGAACCTGCACCTGCACAGGCTTGCTGTCTGACTGGCCTTTAATGCCAGCAAACGGTAGCTTGATCATTGCTCGTTCGATCCAGAAAAATGTGTTTTTAGAGTCTGCGTCAGGAAGAAATCTGACTTTTGCGGAAGTACCTTCTGCGATATTCCAATGTGGATAAATGGCGTTGTCACCGCCCGATCCGGATGCGTTGCTTGCACGGTTCTCAGTTGCTTGTAGACGTGCGCGAATTTCTGCTAGAGTTGCCATAATGTGTTTCCTTTATAAATTAAGATGGTCTTAGTGTGCATAATCATATAACAGCACAGTGCTATTGTATGATAAAGTATTTATACTTGTCAACAAAAAAGGCAGAAATTTCTGCCTTTTGGTAAAGTTTGTTTTGACTTAGGCGGCAGGGGGTCCGATAGTGAACCAACCGTCTGGTGTATAAACTTTAAGTTGGAACGTGCCTGCATCAAAATACAATTGTCCTAAATCTGGATTGTCTGGTGCAAGATCTAAATAAGGAATAAGTCCCGGAGTGCCACCACCAGTACCTGGTGGCCCTTGGTCACCTTTACTACCAGTGTAACCACTGCCAACACTTCCAGTGTAACCGCGATCTCCTCGACTGCCAATGTAACCACGATCGCCTTGACCCTGACTACCCGTGTAGCCACCGGCCGGGCCTCTTTCACCTCTACTACCGGTATAGCCTCTTACACCCTCGCCAGTGTCACCTTTTTGGCCTTGGCTTCCTACTAACCCTCTTAGACCGTCGTTGCCTCTGACACCCTGACTTCCTGTTAAACCTCGTGGGCCGTCAAGTCCCCTTGGTCCAGCATCGCCCTTGCTGCCATTGTAACCTCTTAGCCCTTCAAATCCCCTGGGGCCGGCATCACCTCTACTGCCAGTATACCCACGTTCGCCAAGTTGCGTACCCGGAGTTATTGCTAGTGGTGCGATCTGTGATGATTCTAAATATTCTTGTGCCAATGGTGTTTTTAAGTTAGACATTATTTTAATCCTGCTAATCTACGTAACTGTCGCAATTCAATTTGCTTACTTTCCTGTGCCGGCATAACACCCGTACTTGCTGGATTTTGTACTGGTGGGCTCTGTGGAGCCTGTTGATTTGCCTGTGGTGTCAATTGACCAGGCTGGGGCTGTGTAGCATCAGCTGGTGTTTGCTGTTGTTGCATAACTTGTCCTAATTCTTCTGCCATTTCTGGATAACCATTTTCGTTGAGCCAGTCAATGACCAAGGGACGTACATCAGTCTCTGGGCCCTCTTCACTTTGACTTGCTTCGTAAAAGCTATCATACAAACTGTCAGATCCAATGATATCGTACAGGGCGCCCGACGCATCTTCGCCGTTGGCCCCTGCACGTAGTGGTTTTTCCATCAATGATTTGAGTTCTTCTTTTTCTTCGTCCTGTTCCGGAGTGGCCCAGGTGCCCTCGGTAACCCGAGTGGTCCAGTCTTCAAATTCTGCTACAAAATCATTGGATCTGTTTTTCTTCTTGTTCATATATGCTCTGTATACGTGAGGCAATGCTTCGCTTAGTTTATCATCAAAGATCTTCTTAACAAATCTCTCTTTAAGAGAGTCAATGTCAAAATCGTCTTCCATTATGGTAGTGTCTGGAATAAAATTTTCCACAAAGGATTGATAACCTCGTTGCCCACGCATTTCTCCGAGACGTTGGTGTAGTTCACTGTAACGCTCAACTGCGGCTTCAATCATACCAACGGTTTCTGCATCTTCAAATGTACGATTACGCATTTTACGTACAAATACACTTAGGCCACTCATCTCTGTGACCATTTCGGTAATATGTTCTCCCAGCTCGTCGTGCATCTTGCCACCGTTGCTAAGATGACGGGCCATTGCACGAGCAGGGCTTAATTTTTTAAACGGCATTAAGAAACGCTCGCCTAGATGGGTCTCAACAAAGATTGCTTCAATGTTGCGTGTTCTTGCACCGTGTACTGTTTCGTCAACGTGGTCGCTGTGGCGCACAATTAATCTAACAGGACCCACTGTTTGGTAGCTACTGCGGCTACTGCCAAATAATCGGCTTTCGGTGGTAAGTTTGTTCGAATTGACTTCGTCAGTGTCAAATGTGCTGTCCGATTTGCTAATCTGTTCCAAGTCTCGTAACTTAAGGTTGCTACGAGTTATGTCTCTGGTGTCAAAGGACAACAAATTGCGTTTGGCAAAGTGGCGCATACCACGTAAAAAATCATACCACTCTTCTTTTTCGTCTTCTTGCAATTCAGCTGTGATGTTTTTACCAAAGTAAATTTTCAAGCTATTTTCGTCTATCAGACTGATAGTGATATTGCCATAGTTATGGCCAGCTTCGTTTACAAAGTCAAAGTTAAAAAATCGTGCATCTTCGGGATTGCTGGTCGATTTAGCATTCTCGTTGCCTACACTGACGTTTTCAAAACGACTACGTATTTTGTCAAATAAATCTTCAGAAATTTTGTTAATTTCGCGCATAGTTGTATTTACCTTAGCGTAACATTATAAAAGGCATAGGTTCAATGAAATCATCGTCGGTGTTCCCGCGTAGTTTTTCGTCTAAATCTGCATCAAAGCTCTGTAGCGTTGCCAGCATACGCACAGCTAATAGCATACTGGTAACCAAATCGTCTGTTTCCCCGTCCTTGGCTGCAAACCCAGCACCACGTGCAATAAAGTTCTTCATTTCACTGATCAAGTTGTTGCTAGAAATATGCATCTTTTTAGTTTCTACCATATTTTTAAACTTAGAGCAAACTGCCAATTTACTTTTGTTAGTGGTTGTAAAGCCCTTCCGATATCTACGTGATGAGCCCACTTTAGCTGGTTCACTGAGAAAGGTACCTTTGATGTTTTCTTCGCCAATTTCAGAAATACAAATCAAGGCTGCTTCTCCTAGTGTATTGTTTTCTACACTGTAGTAAATGTCTTGTTCAGAATCTGTGTGTTCGTATAAGTGTTGGCAAATCTCTTTAATCAAAGCAGACTGTCTTTGTACTGTAGTTTTGTTATGTTGCCATTCACCAACTTGCAAACACTCGGGTAGTTCTAAAATTTGTATGGCTGCCGGATCGCCGCCGGTGCCTAGACTAGGATCTAGTGCAACTGCATATACTTTACCCTTGGTTGGGCGTTTGTACCAACGTACCTGCCCTGTACGATACAATGGTTCAATGCCGCCCATTTCGGCTAGTACAATGGCATTGATTAATGTTTCGTCATAGATCAGGAATTCACATCCGTGTTCACGACGGAAACGTTCTTCGCCAATACGTCCAATTTCTTCTGCTTTCCATTTGTCGTTGCGGTCTGGATGTTCGCTCCAATGTGCCTGGTATGCTTTGAATCCGTTTTTTCCCAGCTCTGTTGGGTTACCAAATTCGTCAACGCACTTGTTAGCACCCTTCCAGATAAACGCAAATTGGTCCTCGTCACTGTTTGGTGTACTGGTAATAATAGCGCGGCCACCGGTGCTCAGTGTAGGGGAAATACTAGTCCAAAATTCTTTGGCAATAGAAGGTCTTACGAATGCAAACTCGTCACAGTACAACAATGAAATAGACATACCCCGTCCTGTTGTTTCTGTGGTTGTTTGTGCAACTATGCGACTACCGTTATCAAAGTCAATACTACCTTTATTATAGCTAGTAGCACCTGCGCGAATAAAATCAGGTACACTTTCGTACGCATATCTGACACGTTGCATAATCTCTTGTGCGCCCGTGTACTTGTGTGCGGCAATTAGAATCGTGCTGTCCGGAATAAACATAGCATACCACAACAGGTAACCAGCAGCCGATGTTGACTTACCGGTTTGTCGCGGCATCAAACTAATACTAAAACGATTGTTGTGATACGTGTCGATCAGCTTA